AAATGCTTTAACAGATTTAAATGTTGCATCTTCACTTACTATAGATAATTCAGGTGTAGCAACAACAGGAAAAGCTATAGCAATGGCTTTGGTTTTCGGATAAAATTAGGAAAATATTATGGCAAATCCAAATTTAGTAAACGTAACTTCTATATACGCTAACAGTATAAATGGAGCTTTAACAACTACTCTTACAGAAGATTTATTGACTTGTGCAAGTGATAAGTTAATTAAAATTAATAGTATTATTGTTGCAAACATTGATGGTACTAACGCTGCTGATGTAACAATGGGAATTATTAAAAGCGGTGGTTCAGTAGTTTTATTTGCTTCAACTATCTCTGTTCCAGCAGATGCTACTTTGGTTCTTATTGATAAGAACTCAGGCATCTATCTTGAAGAAGGAGATATCTTAGAGGGTGGTGCAAGTGCTAATGGCGATTTAACTTACACCATTAACTACGAAGAACTAGATGACGCTTAAGGAGTACAAATATGGCTCATTTTGCAGAACTTAATTCAAGCAACGAAGTATTACGAGTAATAGTAATATCCAACGATGATGTAGATGCTAATGGTGGCGATTTACACGCAGATGCAGAAACATTTGTAGCATCTATCGTTCCACACTCAGAAGATGGAACTGCTTGGAAACAAACTTCATACAACAATAATTTTAGAAAACAATATGCAGGTATAGGTCACACCTATGATGCAAGTAAAAATAAATTTATTTCACCACAACCTTACCCATCTTGGTCATTAGATTCTAATGATGACTGGGAAGCACCAGTTACCCATCCAACAATTACAGAAATAGATTCAGAACCAGTGATAATTTATTGGGATGAAGATAATCAAAAATGGCTAGGAGCAACTTATAGCGGTGATCCAATAGTTACAACCAATTACGAATGGGATGCTACTAATCTGCAATGGAATGAGGTCTAACCATGGCTAATTCTAATGGCGGAATAGTAGGTGTCGATAACCCCCCAGCTCAAATACCAGACATTATAACCACATTTAATTCTAGCGGAACTTTAACAACTGCTCCTTATACCACTGAAATTGAATACCTAGTAGTCGCAGGTGGCGGTGGCGGTGGTTCAAATATGGCTGGTGGCGGTGGAGCAGGTGGTTTTCTTACTGGAACTGGAAACCCAGTATTAGGCGGCTCACCTTACCCTATTACTGTTGGTGCAGGAGGGGTAGCTGGAGTTGCAGACGTTTTCGCAGTACCAACAACTGTTGCAGGAAGTGGTAGTAACTCAGTTTTAGGAACACCCTCACCAATTATCTCAACAGGTGGCGGAGCAGGAGCTGCTGCTTTGGATCAAGCAAGGAATTCATCCCCTGGTATCCCTGGCGGTTCAGGTGGCGGAACAGGGCACTGTTTGTCAACTCAACCTAATTACCCAGCATCAGCAGGAACAGGTGTTCCAGGACAAGGTAATCCAGGTGGTACGAGTAATGCAGTTTCGGGGTTTCCTCAAGTGACTGGTAGCGGAGCAGGTGGTGGAGGTGCTGGAGCTGCTGGTGCAAATGGTGTTCCGACAAACATTCCTAGTCCTAATGTTTCAGATGGTGGCCCTGGTGGAGCGGGTCTATCCTCTAGTATTACAGGCTCAAGTTTATTTTATGCTGGCGGTGGAGGCGGTGGAGGTAGAAATACAGGTGCAGGTGGCGCTGGTGGTTCTGGTGTTGGAGGTACTGGCGGTAGCTATCCTGACGAACCCAGCAAGTACGCAACAGCAGGTGTAGCTAACAGAGGAGGCGGTGGCGGAGGCGGTGGTTACCCAATAACGCTCCCCACTGGTCCTGGGTATGCAGGCGGAGCAGGTGGTTCAGGTGTCGTTATCGTTAAAGAGCTTGGAGCAGGAGTTTCTGCATCAGGAATATGGAGCATGGATGCGGTTTATGATGCAGTTAAAGCAGGGAATTGGACAAATGCCTAGATTAGTCGGAGCAGCAGTAACAACTCAAGCTCAACAAGTTACCACATTTAATTCTAGTAGTACATTTACTGCCCAACCTCTATCTAGTACTGCTGACATATTAGTTGTAGCAGGTGGCGGAGCAGGTGGTGGTGAATTAGGAGCAGGCGGAGGTGCTGGAGGTTACAGAGAAATTTCATCTCACCCCATACCAGCAAGTCCATTTCCTATAACCATTGGAGCAGGTGCATCAGGTGCGCCTAATACTGCTGGTGCTTCAGGCAATCCTTCAATTTTAGGAGCAGCCTCGCCAATTACATCAAATGGTGGTGGAGGCGGAGGTGCAGTCTCAGGTGGACCAGGAGATGAAGCAAGCAGCGGTGGTTCAGGCGGAGGTGCAGGAGTAATTGCACCAGCAACAGGTTATGGAGCAGGAAACACTCCACCAACTTCACCTTCACAAGGTAATAGAGGCGGTGGTGGAACAGGCTCTGCATATGGAGTAGCAGGTGGTGGTGGAGGAGCTTCTGCTGTAGGAGTAGATGGAGCGGATGAACCAACCCCAGCAACAGCAGGAGATGGAGGGGCTGGAACAACCACAAGTATTTCAGGATCATCAACAACTTATGCAGGTGGCGGGGGTGGTGGAACTCACAATGCCTCTGGAACAATAGCAGGAGGAGCAGGTGGTGCAGGTGGCGGAGGTGAAGGTTTTGGAGCAGGTACTGCTGGTGGAAGCAGTCCAACAGGCAATGCCGCAGGAACAGGAGAAGCAGGAACTGCAAACACAGGCGGTGGCGGAGGCGGAGGCGGAAACTCTGCATCTTCGGCTGGTGGATCTGGCGGTTCAGGAATTGTTATCATCAAAGAACCTTTTGTAGGCTCAAGCTGTTGGGATTTAAGACAAGTCTTTAGGCAGATTAAAGCTGGTGAGTGGTCAAGTTAACAACAACCTTTCTTTTAAAACACATCTAAACTATACTGATCTCTTAAGAGAGAGAAGATGAATCTAAAATATTATTACTGGTACTTTCAGTCAGCTATACCTGAAAGAATATGTGATGAAATTGTTCGTTATGGTCAAGAGCAAAACAAAGAAATGGCTCTGACAGGTAATGGTAATAAAGACAACCTAACCAAACTAGAACTAAAAAACATTCAAAAGAAAAGAAAGTCTGATGTTGTATGGATGTCAGATAAATGGATATACAAAGAAATACAACCTTACATACATCAAGCAAATGCAAATGCTGGTTGGAATTTTGAGTGGGATTTTAGCGAGGCTTGTCAATTTACCGAATATAAAAAAGGTCAATTTTACGATTGGCATTGTGACTCCTACGAAGAACCCTATAACCACCCTGAAAATGCCAACACACATGGCAAGTTAAGAAAACTTAGCATGACTGTATCGCTAACCGATCCTGATGAATACGAAGGTGGTGATTTAGAGTTTGATTTTAGAAACACAGACGAAGGCTCACAGCCTAGAATATGTGAAGAAATTAGAAAGAAAGGTAGCGTGATTATCTTTCCATCTTTTGTTTGGCATAGAGTCAAACCAGTAACCAAGGGAATACGACACTCCTTAGTGTGTTGGAATTTAGGATATCCATTCAAATGAGCTTTAAGAAAAATAAATACCAAGTGATTAAAGGTGCTATATCAACAGAGTTAGCAGATTTTTGTTATCAATACTTTTTAAATAAAAGAGCAGTAGCAAGACATTTGTTTGATGAAAAATATATCTCACAATTTACTGAATACTTTGGAGTTTGGAACGATCAACAAATACCTGAAACTTATTCACATTACTCAGATATCGTTATGGAAACTTTATTACAAAAAGTTAAACCTATTATGGAAAAAAAGTCAGGTGTAAAGCTAACTGAAACTTATTCGTATGCAAGAATCTATAAAAAAGGCGATGAGTTAAAAAGACATAAAGATAGATATTCTTGCGAGATATCTACAACCATGAACTTAGGTGGTGATGATTGGCCTATATTCCTAGAACCATCAGGCGAAGAAGGTAAAAAAGGCGTAGAAGTAAATTTAAAACCAGGCGATATGCTGATGTATCGTGGTTGCGATTTAGAGCATTGGCGTGAACCTTTTGAAGGTAAAGATTGCGGACAGGTGTTTTTGCATTATAATGATGCTAGTGGCAAAGATGCCGAAAGCAACAAGTATGACGGTAGACCGATGATTGGATTGCCAGCATATTTTAAAGGAGCTTAATATGGAAGTATTAATACCTTTAGCAGTAGTAGCAATAGTGATAGCTTGGTCTATTGAAAGATTCAAACCTAAACTTTGGGACAAAATAGTTTCTAAATTTAAACGTTGAATGAGATTCTTCAAGCTATTGAAACCATAGGAATACCAGCAGCAGGAGCAGTTGGTTTAGGTTATTTAGTTTGGACTCTTTTTAAATCTCTTATAGCAGACATCCACAA